ATCCGATGCTCGCCTTTCGGACTGAAATACCGCCCATCATCGTAGTTAATATCAGCAATCGTAAGCTTATTCCCATTCTCGTCCTCTTTCCCGTAACACCGGATACAGGTAATCAGATCCTCGATGCTCCCGGACCGGGACAGGGAGATCAGGTTGATATTATCGATGAAGCGCTGCTGGGTCTTATCTTCCCCCAGTGTCTTGTAAATGTTGATGACCTGCTTTGTCACCTTTGCGCCTTTCATTTCAATGGCAAACTCGCACTCTGCGTCAAACTGATTACACACATCCCCGATCCGGGTAAGCTGGCTGTCTGTAGTCCCCTCGAATTTGGTCGCCCGTTTGTAGCTTGACACTTCATTGATTCCGATTTCCCAGCCGGAATCGTGCAGCACTACGCTCAGTGTGTCTTCAATGGATCTTGCTGTATAATCCCACGGAACGGCATACTCATTGATCAGATCCAATCCAATATCCTCACAATGAACGGTCCATTCTTCATCTCCTTCGATGGACATGATTGTATACAGCCGATCCTTGCCATACTTATCCCGGAACGCAATATAATTTCCCTCTGTGATATATACGGAATCCGGATGCCGGGGATCCGTCGTAAAATCATAGGTCCCCACCGCACTGTTATTTGTGATAGAGATCTCCTGTCCCAGACTATCCCCGCTGTCATCAATGGGAAGTGTCTGCGGCAAATCTGTGGACGGGGTACACAGCACATGCATATCCCGCCCGATAATAAACCATTGCATTAAATCCACCTCTCTTGGTATGTGACTTCCACATCCGGTACGGACGCAAAACTGGATGTAATGATTCCCAATGTATGCTGGCCCGGAGGGAGAAGAAGCGGCTGACTGCCAATATCCGCCACATCCGTATCATAAGCATCATTAATATAAACACTTCCGGATGCCCCGTCTATTTCTACAATATCTCCATTGGAAAAATAGTTCGGGATATCCTCATACCGATCGACATTATGCTTTATCACATGAAGCGCGCGCAACACATTGTTTTCGGTATGAAAGTGATCTTTATAAGCTGCCCCATACCATGTAATTTTTCTCAGCTCCACCTCCGGGTTATCTACATAAAACGTTTTGCAGATACCGAAATTATTGAACCGGATCGTAACCTGGTTTCCTATTTTTTCCGCTGTAACAGCAGGACCATAATCTCCTCTTGCTGTAACTCCTTTTTTTGCCATTGGGAATGTACTGTCCGTATGCCATACATTTTTATTACCGATAAATACCGCCATGTAATAATACTCGTTTACCGGAGAAGTATCTTCAAAAATAATAGAACAGATAATGTCGTCATGTTCATCGATCATTGTCACGGAAGTATGCCCGACTTGTACACCTTTGAAAACAGCCCCATCCGTATTAAAGTCAAAACGGTACGCAACTTTCCAGTTGACCGGATATTTGTTATTTACATCTTTCGGAACTATTTTAGTAAGGGATGCCCCATGCCAAGAATTACCACTTCCATAGTCCTTTGTCGTCGCATAGCCTTCATTGGTACTCTCTTTTACATATTTAACAACACCATTCTGCAACCGCTCAGATGTAACCGGTGGGGTGATCCCCTGGTTTACTAACCACCCTTTATCTTCATACAAGTGGTCATCAAACAGCTTCACCGACTCCTCATAATGCTTTCCGTCTACCTCTTCCGGTTTCCCGATCTGGTAGAACCGGTCTCCCAGGGTAAACGCGATGTA